TAACGGAATACATATAGAAGCAAAGCACCAAGAAAAAATGCAACTCTATGATTGGATGGCTCAAGCGAAGAGGGATGCAAAAGCAAGCGGTAAAAATGTTATCCCTGCCGTGTTCCATAAGAAGAATTATGCCGAGATATTGGTTACTATGACATTGGATGATTTTATGACCATATACAGAGAATATGAAGCTGGAAGGAGTATTGAAGATGAAGAAAAAGCAGAAGTTAATTAAGGCAAAGGCACAGAAAGAAAGACTACTGAAGATGGTAACAGATGCAAGAGAAGAGGTAAAAGGATATGTACAGCTTGCTCAGATGCATAGTGCGTATATATCTATCCTTCTGAAGAAGCTGGAAGCTACAGAGGACAAACCTATTACGATTACATCTGCTGAAGTAACGGAGGCTCTTAATAAGTATGAAGCAAGAGCTATGCCAGCAGAGGAAGGCTTTAACCTTTGGTGCGAGGTTTCCGACTAAGGGGGCAATGCGGTGGAGTTTAGAGAAAGGTTACAATGGCTAAGAGAGAAAAAGAGAGTTAGCAGGAAAGCCCTATCTGAAGTGTGCGGCTTGCACTCGGATGCAGTCAGACGATATGAACGAGGCGAAGCAGAGCCGACTCTACACGCACTCGTAGCAATAGCAGAATATCTTGAGGTAACGGTAGATTATCTCATAGGCAGAGAATGAAAGAAAGACATCCATTATCGGATGTCTTTTTTGTTTAAATGTTACAGATTCTTTGAAAACTTTCCAACCTCCACTTTTAAGGGGAATTTTTCGTTTTATTTGTGATATGGTGTTATCGGTGGAATGCACCACATTTGTTTCTTTTTCATAATTATAATCCTTCGTAAACAAAAACGTAGGGGCAGAGTTTCTTCTACGCCAATAGAAGTTTTAGAAGCCCCCTCCTAACATTGTGACTTGGTGTAATGGTTAGCACACAAGACTTTGACTCTTGCGGTAGTAGTTCGAATCTATTAGTCACAGCCAAAGGAAAGGAGCAGAGATATGACTGCTAACAGGACAAAAACAGGACAGTTTGCAAAGGGACATAGTGGCAATCCAAAAGGAAGACCAGCTCTGCCTCCTGAGTTAAAAGAGTATGCAAGGCAAGCTCCCGATAGATTAAGGGAGATAGCCGATGCTGAGAATACCCCTGTAAAGGTTAAAGCTGATATAGAGAAATGGTTTGCAGAGATGTACTACGGAAAGTCGGCACAACAAGTGACTCTGGATGGTGAAGTAAACAATACGGGAACAACAGTTGTTAAGTTTGAGGGCGATCTTGGCGAATGGGCGAAGTAAACGAAGCTTTAATCTTTCAGCATTTAAGAGAAGAAGTCCCAAACCCAAAACAGATAGAGTTTTTCAAGGCGAATGCGGCAAACATCGGATATGGTGGCTCTCGTGGTGGTGGCAAGTCGTGGGCTGGTAGACGTAAGGGGACAATGCTCTGCATCAATTATGATGGGCTTAAAGTGTTGCTCTTGCGTAGAACGATGCCTGAGCTACGAAACAACCACATCATACCATTGATGAGTGAATTATACGGATATGCGAAGTACAACTCAGACCAGAGAGCATTCCTATTTCCTAATGGTAGTCGTTTCTTGATGGGATATTGCGACAACGAGGGTGACTTACTTCAATATCAAGGACAAGAGTTTGACTGCATCATATTTGAGGAAGCTACACAGTTTCCCGAAGAGTGGATTACCTTTATCCGTACATCGTTGCGTACTACAAGGAAAGACTTCAAACCTAGATGCTATTATACGATGAATCCAGGCGGTGTAGGACACGAATACATTAAGAGGATATTCATAGACCGAAACTTCAAGGAAAACGAGAATCCCGAAGACTATGTGTTCATTCAAGCAACAGTATATGACAATAAGGTGCTTATGGATGCAAACCCTGAGTACATAGAAACATTGAAAGCTCTTCCCGAACATAAACGTAAGGCACATCTCGATGGATGCTGGGATGTTTACGAAGGGCAAGTATTTGAAGAGTTCCGCAACGACTCCACACACTATGAGGATAGGCGATATACGCACGTTATTAATCCGTTTACTCCCCCGAAGGAGTGGAAGATATGGCGTAGCTTTGACTTTGGCTATAGTAAGCCATTTTCGTGTGCGTGGTGGGCTGTAGACTATGACGGTAGGATATACCGAATATTAGAGCTATATGGATGCGTTAAGAATGAAGCTGATGTCGGTGTAAGATGGTCTCCCGATGAGATATTCAAGACCATAGCTGAAACGGAGCAAACACACGAATGGCTGAAGGATAAATACATTAGCGGAGTGGCAGACCCTGCTATATGGGATAAGTCACACGGTATAAGCATAGCGGAAACGGGCGAAAAGTACGGGGTGTACTTCGATAAGGGCGACCACAAACGACTCGCAGGATGGATGCAGATGCATTATAGGCTACAGTTCGATGAGAACGGCATACCGATGATGTATATATTCTCTAACTGCAAGGCATTTATTCGCACGATACCGACTCTGATGTATGACGAACACAAGCCCGAAGATATAGACACAAAGCTTGAGGATCATATTGCAGACGAAACAAGATATTTATGTATGGCTAATCCTATGAAGCCTATCAAGGTAGAGGAACGAAAGCCAGCAGTATACAATCCGCTTGATAGCGATGAGTTTAAAGTAGATAGATACGACTTCTATCGCAAGTATTAAAGAGGTGATACAGATTGGATATGCAACCTAATGCCAAAGGCAAGACAATACTTGATTATCTTCCGATGGCGGCACAGAAGCTTATGGGTAGGGAACAGCCCGAAACTGTAGTGAATCAGGTTACAGAAGGACAGCAAGTAATCGATAAGAAAGCTATAGAAAAGGCGGCAAATACCCTTAAGAAATATAAAGACGGAAAGAAGAGCCTTGAAGAGCGAATCGTTGAGGAAGAACAATGGTGGAAGCTCCGTCATTGGGATGTAATCAATAAAGGCGAAAGCACAGACCGACCACAGCCAGCATCAGCTTGGTTGTTTAACTCACTCTCAGCAAAGCACGCAGATATGATGGATAACTATCCTGAGCCTAACGTACTGCCGAGAGAGAAGGGGGATGAAGCATCAGCAAAAATACTCTCTTCCATCCTTCCCGTTATATACGAGCGAAACAATTATGAGGAAACATACTCAGATGCGGCTTGGTACAAGATTAAACACGGTGTAGTAGCTAAAGGTGTCTTTTGGAACACCGAGCTTGAGGAAGGTCTAGGGGATATTGATACACAGTTCATCGATATTCTCAATATCTTTTGGGAAGCTGGCATTACAAATATACAATCGAGCAGAGACTTGTTCATCGTCTCACTCAGGGATAACGACTTACTTGAGCTTGAATACCCTCAGTTGAAGGGTAAAGTCGGCGGTAAGGTAATCGATGTCAAAGAGTATGTATATGATGATACAGTCGATGTATCGAATAAGTCAGTTGTAGTTGATTGGTATTACAAGAAACGCAACTCATCAGGCAAGAATGTACTGCATTTCTGTAAGTTCGTAGGTAGTGAGATATTATTCGCATCCGAGAACGAGCCTGAGTACGCCGAGAACGGCTTTTATAATCACGGGCAATATCCTGTAGAGTTCGATGTGCTTTTCCCCGAAGAAGGCACTCCTGTAGGCTTTGGATACATAGCTATTATGAAGTCGCCACAGATGTACATCGACAAGCTTCAGCAAGTAATGCTTGAAAATGCAATGATGTCGAGCAAACCTAGATTTTTTGCAAAGAAGAATGTCGGCATTAATGAGGATGAGTTCCTTGATTGGTCCAAGCCTATAGTACACGTTGAGGGAGATATAAACGAAGAACGACTCCAGCAGATTGATGTACAGCAAGTAGGTGGTGCGGCTCAGAATATCCTTCAGATGAAGATAGACGAGCTTAAGGAAACATCATCTAACCGTGACTTCTCGCAGGGATCAACAGCATCGGGAGTGACTTCAGGTGCCGCAATTTCAGCTTTACAGGAGGCTGGAAACAAACAAAGTCGAGATATGATTTCGGCATCGTATCGCTCATATAGAAGAGAGTGTTACCTTGCTATTGAATTGATGCGACAGTTCTATGACGAAACAAGGTCATTCCGTATTACAGGCGAAACGGGTAAATATGAGTTTATCGAGTTCAACAATAAGATGATGCAAGGAGAGGCTATTCCCCCTGCATACGAAGGACAAGAGCTTGAGGAAGGTTATATTGAGCTATATAAGAAGCCTGTATACGACATCGTTATTAAGCCTCAGAAGAGAAGCCCGTACTCGAAGATGGCACAGAATGAATTGGCAAAGGAATTGTATGGCTTGGGAGTATTCAATCCTGAGTTAGCAGAACAGTCAATGACATTGCTTGATATGATGGATTTCGATGGTATCGAGATGGTTAAGGACAAGGTACAGCAAGGACAGACACTTACCAATATGGTAAATCAGCTTATGCAAGAGCTTGCACTTCTTAAGAGTGCTATGGGTATCACCACTCCTGAGGGAATGGCAATGCCTGTTCCAAACGCTCCTAGTGGTGGTGGAATGGGTCAAGCACAGAAGGATGCACAAGAAGCAGGAATGACTAATTACGGAGCAAGGTTAGCAAACAGAGCTAAACCTGATATGAACAATGGTTAATGCAAAGTATACAGTCGAGGACAACACACATACATTAGTCGTGCTAGGACACGCCAATTATGACGAGTATGGCAAGGATATTGTATGTGCTGGTATATCTTCCTTAGTACAAGCCCTTATAGGGTGGATTGAGGAAAACAGCTACAAAGCAAATTGCATAAGTGTATCACCAAAAGAAGGAGAGGTTATTATCTCCTGTGAAGGCGGCGAAGATATAGCCGCACTATTTCAAATGGTTTCGCTTGGTTTGGGGCAGATAGCAGATGTCTACCCCGACCACATTCAAATAGATATTATCGGACCAGCCGATTGACTCTAGGGAAAAGACCTTGAGAAAGGGGCATTTTATATGTCTAAAGTAGTAAAAACAATGTTCGCAGTAGATTTACAGTTGTTTAATGATGGCGGAGCAACGGGAGCTGAAGCTTCTACTTCTGCTGAGAACGCACCAAAGGCTGATAACTTACCGAGCGGAGGCAGTCGCCGCTCAAAATCGGGTGAATTTGATAACGTAGTATTCGGCAAGCAGGAAGGTACAACCTCAGACGGAGCTACAAGCCTTGACACCGAAGGCAATCCTACGGGTGCAGGAAAAACAGATGTATCAACTACATCAAACACACTTGAAGAACGTCAGAAGGCTTACGATGACTTTATCAAAGAGTATAAAGACATCGACCAAAAAAGGTATCAGGAGTCTTTCAACAGACGTTTCAAGGAAGTAAAGGGTATGGAAGCAGAGCTTGCATCATACAAAGAGCTTGCAGATATGCTTAGAGGCAAATATGGCACAGATGATGTTGCACAGCTTAAAACTGCCCTTACAGAAGATACCGAGTATTGGGAAGCGGTAGCCGAAGAACACGGTATGACGGTAGAACAGTATCACGCAATGCAGAAACTTGAGCGAGAGAACGAGGAGCTTAGAGCTATACGCCAAAGACAAATCGGTCAGCAACAGTTCCAGCAACAGCTTGATGAATGGTACAGGAGTGCAGATAAGGTAAAAGAGCTTTATCCTTCCTTTGATTTTAAGACGGAAGTACAAAACCCTGAGTTCATTAAGCTATTGAAAAGCGGTAATACAGTAGAACACGCATACAAAGTGCTTCATTTCGATGAGCTTACACAGAATGCCGCAAGAGTAGCCGCACAGACTGCGGATGCACAGGCACAGGCAAGAATCAAACAAAAGGCTTCCCGACCTTCCGAGAATGGTACATCTTCTAAAAGTGCTGTCATCGTAAAAAATGATGTGTCATCTCTTACACGTAAAGAACGTGCAGAGATCGCACGAAGAGTACAACGGGGAGAAAAAATCGTATTTTAATGCTCCCCGAATTTAGAAGGGAGAAAAACATAATGGAAAAAATTAAGTACAACCTTCAGCTTTTTGCTGAACTCAACACTAACCTGACTTCATCTGCAGGACTTACAGATGATATGAAAACCTACTACAGCGATTATCTTATTGATAACGCACAGCCCAAGCTGGTACACGACCAGTTCGGTCAGAAGCATCCCATTCCCAAGAATGGCGGTAAGACTATCGAGTTCCGTAAGTATAGTCCGCTTCCTAAGTTGACTACACCTCTTCAGGAAGGCGTTACTCCTGACGGACAGAGCCTTAATATGTCAACCATCGAAGCAACAGTTGCTCAGTACGGTGGATATATCACTCTTTCCGATATGCTTCTTCTTACAGCTATCGATAACAACCTTGTACAAGCTACAAAGCTTCTCGGTGCTCAGGCTGGTGCTACACTTGACACTATTACAAGAGAAGTGCTTAACGGCGGTACAAATGTTATCTTTGCTGGTGGCAAGAGCGGTAGAAGCGACCTTGATGCTTCATCTCTTCTCACAGTTGAAGATATTAAGAAAGCAGTACGTATGCTTAAGACTCAGAACGCAGAGCAGATTAGTGGCTCTTGGGTAGCAATCATCCATCCCGATATTGCTTACGACCTTACAAACGATCCTCTTTGGAAAGATGTTAAGACATATTCCGACCCTGACGATATGTACGAAGGTGAAATCGGTAAGCTCTTCGGCACACGTTTCGTTGAAACAACCGAAGCTAAGATTTTTGAAGGTGGAGTTTACTCAACACTTATTCTTGGTGACAATGCTTACGGCGTAACCGAGATTACAGGCGGCGGTCTTGAGCATATCGTTAAACAGCTTGGTAGTGCTGGTACAGCCGATGCTCTTAATCAGAGAGCTACTGCTGGTTGGAAGGCTACAAAGACTGCTGAAAGACTTGTAGAAAACTATATGGTTCGTATCGAGTCTAAGTCTACATTCAGCGATAAAGCAATAGCTAACTAAACTTCGTATTAAGCGGAGTATGAAAGGAGTAACTAACAATGGCAAACGACAAGAAAGATTCCATTAACCTTGCGGAAGTTCAGAAGCAAGTAGAAGAAATGCTTGCAGAAGCCAAAAAGGCTAAAGAGGAAGCTGAAAAAATCTTAGCTGAAGCAAAGGCTTCCGCTAGTGGTGAGCTTACAGAAGAGCAGAAGAAGGCTAACGCAGAACGTGAGGCATATTGGAATGAGCTTGTTCCCGTTAGGCTGTTCAAAGACAACAACAAGTACAAAGATGATGTGTTTGTTGGTGTAAACGGCGAGACTTGTCAAATTCAGCGAGGCATTGAAGTGATGATTAAACGTAAGTTCGCTGATGTACTTGAGAAATCTCTTGCACAGGACTTTGAAACAAATATGCTTATGGAGAAGAAGCAGGCAGAATTTGCAAATGCGAAGTTTTAACTAAATACTCCGCGAAATTAAAAATTCTATGACACGGCATAGGGGGAACTTTAATCGGTTTCCCCTATTTTCGTATTAAGGAGCATTTATATGGATGATGCAATTTATATAAGAAGCGGTGCAAAGGGCGACAGAGAGAAAATGCCTACACTTCGATATAACAAAGAGCTTGGTAGCGAGATGGGATATTGCTCAGATGAGAAAGCCTTGTATATCGGTACATCAAACGGAAACGAAAGATTATGCGGTGTGGGTGATTTCTCAGCACTCTATGCAATGGTAGGGAGCCTACAAGCACAGCTAGACGAAATAAAAGCTCAACTAACGAGCGAGTAAGAAAGGAGTGGTTAGATGGATGGAATTATAAATGTTAAAGTCGGCGGTAATCACGTTAGCAAGGACAGTAAAAATGCTGGTGTCAGAGGCGAAGCTAACGTAACCATACTCAGAATTACCTTTGATGAAGGATGGAAGCCCTACGCAAAGACAGTAACCTTCTTTGATGCACAAGGTAAGAATCCTGTCAAAAGAGTTGAAACAGTCGACTTGATAGAAGATATTACAAAAGATACATTGACATACCTTACACCTATCCCTAAAGAAGCACTAACCCTTGCAGGAGAGATTACCTTCATTATAGATGGGTACTCAGACGGAAAAAGGAAAAGAAGCGTAGAGGACAAGCTTTATGTCAAAGACTCTCCCGACACAGATAACGCAGGAGAGCCGACAGACCCGATGCCTGAGATATGGGAACAGTTTCAGGAACAGATTGACGGTATTATCGACACAATTAAAGATGCGACTAGAGCGGAAAGAAATGCAATCGTTTCAGCAGGAGAAGCCAAAGCTAGCGAACTAAACGTTCACGAATATATGCAAGCTTCATTAGAGGCGATGGGAAAGGCTAAATCAGCTAGTGACAAAGCGGTAGAAGCAGTCGGTAAGACATCGTATATCGGTCTTAATGGTAATTGGTTTGCTTGGGATAGTGAAACAGGAGCTTTCTATGACACGATGATAAAAGCACAAGCTGGCTCAACAGTATACGTAGGCGATAATCCTCCCGATGATGCAGATGTATGGGTAGACCCTGATGGTGAAGGTTGTGAGAGTGAAGTAGTTCTTAATGATTATGAAGGCAATAAGGCTTACGGGGATTATAGTCTCGCAAGCGGAAGACAAACTACGGCTGGTACAAAAGGTTATTACTATTCTAGCATTGTTATTGGTGAAGAGCTTCTTGATGAAAACGGAAATTCTACAAATACATATGGCTCTTGTGTAATTACATTAAGTAAGGAACAGGGAAAGGCTTCAGAGCCATTTGATATTGCGTGGAAAGTCGGGGACACAATTAGTGTTTATTACACTATTAGGTATCACGATTGCTCTATTATCACAAAGATAGACAAGAATGTTATTACAGTCGATAAGTTACCGTTTAATTCATCTGAGATTAATGTAACGGAAAATACTTCAGTCAACGATTACTCAGCTACCAATTCTTTTAAGCCTTCGCTTGGTTACAATAACTTCAGTAATTACACTCACGCAGAGGGTAACGGTACTATGGCTTTAGGCAAAGCATCTCACGCAGAGGGTGAGGGAACAAGAGCTGTGGGACACTATGCACACGCAGAAGGTGGAAATACTACTGCTTTTTATTGTGCACACGCAGAAGGAGAGCAAACAAGAGCAGAGGGTAATGCTTCGCACTCAGAGGGCAAGGTAACTAAAGCTCTAGGACACGGAGCACACGCAGAGGGGTATTATTCGACTGCATCTGGAAATTATTCACACGCAAGTGGCTATGGAACTACTGCTCTAGGTGATAATTCATATACCGAAGGACAATATACTGTTGCAAATGGAATTAACTCACACGCAGAGGGTACTGTAACTACTGCTAATGGACTCGGAGCACACGCAGAGGGTAGAAATACCTTTGCAAATGGAACTTACTCTCACGCAGAGGGACAAGAAAGTGTTGCTGACGGAGAACGCTCACACGCAGAGGGATATAAAACATCTGCATCAGGACAATCCTCTCACGCAGAGGGACAACAGAGCAAAGCTAATGGTAGTTATTCTCACGCAGAAGGATTTAATTGCTCTGCTAATGGTAATGCTTCTCATTCTGAAGGACAGAGTTGTGTAGCAAATGACTATTCACACGCAGAGGGATTTGGCTCTCAGGCACTAGGTAGTTATGCACACGCAGAGGGACAGACCACAACAGCTAATGGTGCTTGCTCACATACAGAAGGGCGAAATACTTCTACTGATGCAAATGCTACTTATGCCCATTCTGAAGGTTTCGGAACGGTTGCAAGGGGTAGTGCTTCACACGCAGAAGGTCAAAACACACAAGCTAATGGTGCTTGCTCGCATAGTGAGGGATTCCTTACTCAAGCAAATGGTATGAGGTCACACGCAGAAGGTTCCTCCACAGTTGCCGAAGGTCACTACTCGCACGCAGAGGGTGGCGGCACTATAGCTTCTGGGCAATACCAACACGTGCAAGGTAAATTTAATCAGGCTCATCCATATATGGCTCATATTGTGGGCGGTGGCACATCTGATACTGATAGAAAGAATATTCATACATTAGATTGGAATGGTGGTGCTTGGTTTAAAGGCGATATTACCGTTGGGGATAGAAACCTTAAAGTTGCAACAGAAGAGTTTGTTAACGGAAAGCTTTCAAGTGGCTCTGCAAATACCCAGCAGAATGCAATACAACTATCAAACGGTATACGCATTGAATCAAGGGAAGACGGAGTATGGCTTGTAGATGGCGATGAAGAGACACAACTTTACGACAGTCAATCACAACAGATACAGGCACAGTATTCTGATTTCGCCAATGAAGCAGACTATGCTTTCTACGACACATCAGGCAGAGAGCTTAAGGGAACATCAATTCAAGAATACGGAGATGGCTCAGGTTGTTATGTAGTTCTTGAAGACGGGCAGATTGCCTCATTTGACACGGTATCAGGCTCTTTTGAGTGGGAGTTTCCTGAAGAGCTTTATCTTGGTTACACATCCAAGCTGTTTTTCACAACATCGTCTTCAGGCTTTGTGTTTGTGGATATGAATCATCCCGTATACTTCAGAGGCGACAGTACAGAAAACGGTGCAATTATAATCGAACAAGATACAAGGTACACAATCGCATTTGAGTATGACGGGTATAACCTAATCGGAAGTGTAAGTGCTGTGCCTGTTGGTTGGAATTAAAGGAGTGTGAACAATGCCTATATTACGAATAAGAGATGAGAACGGGAAATTCATCCCGATTAACGCCATAAAAGGCGATAATGGTAAGAGTGCCTACGAACAAGCACAAGAAGGTGGTTACAAGGGTACGTTGGAAGACTTTATAGCTATTCTCAATGGCTTAACCAATACCGAAGATGCTAACCACTATGCTGATTACAATAATCCGCATCAAGTAACGACAAAGCAGATTGGAGCAATACCTGAAGCTTATTATGTGTCAACCGACCTTAACATCGAGCTTGGGCAAGGTGGAGAGAAAATGACTGTCTGTTGTTACAACAATTTAACACTCAACACACCATATAAAGAGAATGCCACTCCCTATGCTCACGGAATGGTTATAACCAATTCATATGATGCACTTTACGGCACACAGATGTGCTTACCTTCGGGAGAGAATGCTGTGTATGTAAGGCGAGTGGATGGCAACGGGATTTCTGAGTGGTTAAGGTTGGCTGATGATAATCAGATTAGAACTTTGCAAGCGGAGATAGCTCTTGTAAGCCAAGAATTAAGTGGAACAATCACACCTAGAGTAGAAACGTTGGAAAGTCAAAAGGTACGAATTGCGGCAGGATCATACAAAGGAACAAACACATACGGCACAAAAAACCCGAGTACGCTAACCTTTGACTTCGTGCCGAAGATGGTTGTTGTGGCTAAGCGTGGCTCTGCAAATGCTACGAATGGTAGCACGTTTATTTGGATAGCTCCCAGCACGACATTGAACTTCATAAACAACGGCTCAACGTATTGGTGCTATACATCACTAAGCGGAACAACACTTTCTTGGTACAGTACAGAAAGCTCTGCGTATCAGCTAAACAATTCAAACTATGAGTACGACTATTTAGCGTGGGGGTAAACGATATGAAAATAATTGAAATACAAGCACTAGACAACGGCTCGCATCGAAATCAGACAGGAGAGTTTACTTCTATCCCCGAAGGTTGGGCGGTAATTCCCGATGATATGGAAACGCCTAGCTTTCCTTTCGGTGCTATGGAGGTAGCGGAGGTTGACGGAGTAATGACAGTTACGAAGTGGACTGCTGGTGAGCTTCCAAAAGAAGAAGAAGCTCAAGCTCCTATCAGCAAGGTTGAACAGTTAATTGAAACACTCTATAAGGCTGGCAAGCTCACTGAGGAAGAATACAACGAAATAGTGGGGGCTGGTCAAAATGAGTAACATAGCAACAATCATAACAGAGGTTACTGCTCTGATACCTATTGTGGTAGCTATCATATACATTATCAATGGTGTGAAATGCCTATTAAGAAACGAAATGCTACGAACATATTATCGTCACGAAGAGGAAAAAACCATCAGGCAGTACGAACTTGAAAACTTTGTGTATTTATACAAAGCCTACAAAGCACTCAAAGGTAATAGTTTTATAGACAAAATCTATGAGGAAGTTATGGAATGGAAAGTTAAATCATAGAAAGGAAGATGCGAAATGAAAGAAGCAAAAGAAAAGCTTGCAAAGCTTATTGATGTGAAGAGCATTGTAACCTTAATAATGACTCTTGCAATGGTTTTAATCCTGACGGGAGTATTCAAGCCTTCGAAAGAAGCTTTCGGCTTGTTTGCAACGGTATACGGCTCTGTAATTACATATTTCTTTACCAAAAAGAAAGACGAGGTGTAAAGATATGAAAATCATTGCTTTAGATGCAGGACACGGATTATATACGGCTGGAAAGGAAATCACGTTAAGTGGTTATCCAAGTACAAAAGAATGGTATTTGAATGACAGAATAAACGATAGAGTCGAGGAGCTTCTTGCAGACTATGATTGCAAGGTTATAAGAGTCGGTGATACCACAGGACAAAAGGATGTATCCCTTGCACAGAGAGTCAAGACTGCCAATGATGCAGGAGCAATAGTGTATATGTCTACACATCACGATTCAGGCGTTGGCGGTGGTAAAGGCGGCGGCACAACAGTATTCTACTATTCTTCAAGCTCCGCAAGAAAGGACCAAGCACAGAGATTGTATAACGCAGTCACTTCGAGAACGGGGCTTGTCGGCAATCGTGCATACCCAATTCAAAAGAAAGGTTTCTATGTACTGAAGAAAACATCAATGCCAGCCTTCCTTATCGAGAACGGATTTATGGATTCTGCAACAGATGTTCCTATTATCCTATCAGCAGAACACGCAGAAAAGACTGCACAAGGCATTTTAGCTTTCTTGGTAAGTGAATATGCCTTAGAAAAGAAAAACGGCTCAGAGGGCGATTATGAGCTTGTAGAAGCGTGTAAATTGCTTGCATCCGCAGGAATCATAAACAGTCCTGAGTATTGGGCGAAGGGCGAAGGGTATTCAACGGAGAATACAGTCCTTCTCATTAAGAAATTCGCATCGTATTTAAGGGGGGCTTAAGATGACACCAAACAAAGCGATAGAGATCGTTGACGGTCTGAAACCTAACTCATACAGCGAAGAGGATAAATTAAGGTGGATAAACGAATTAGACTCGATGGTTAAAAGGTTGGTATTCCAATGGGATGAAAAGTACAAAGCTGAAATGAAAGCACAGTACGAGAAAGAGAAAATCACAGAGGAAGAATACAAGGCATTTCTCGACAAACTGAAAGACTACTCCTATCCCGATGATATGGATACAGAGCTTCTTATACCTTCCCCGTTTGATGATTGTTACACCTTATTCCTTGAAGCCAAGATAGACTACTACAACAGAGAATACGCAAACTATAACAACTCCGCTATGATGTTTGATTCACAGTACAGCGAGTATAAGAAGGCGTATATCAGAGAACATCCAGCAAGGGGGTGATTGGATGTTACCTTATCTTCAGGAAGTGAAAAACCCATCCAAAAAATATAGTGTAGTATTCAGAGGTATTAACTACGGAGAAGGAACGCAAGACGGAGAATTTGCGGAAACACTCAACCTATCAACAGACCAATACCCTTGCATCACACAGAGAGCCGAAAGAGTAATGGCAAAGGAATACAATAACCCGTCTACGTTACATTCAAAGGGAAAACTGCTTGTCATAGCTGAACAACCCGATAACCCTACGGTTTCTAATGTGTATTACGGCGATACCATCGTTGGCACAATCCCTTCAGGAAAGAAGCAGACTGCTACCATAGGCAACTACATTGTAATCTTCCCCGACAAGATGTATTACAAAGTGCCTACAGAGGAAGACCAAGATGGCGAGTACGGAAGTATGGATATAGACTACAAGGCTACACGACAACTTAAGTTTACGTCATCTAGTATATCTATTGTAAAAGAATACTCGCAAAAAAACCTTGTCTTTAGTGAAACAACCATATCAAGTAGCGAAGCTAATTTCCCCTTTAAGGCAGGGGATGAAGTGAAGATAACAGGCTCGGCATCGGACAAACGCAATAAGGATAAGATAACCATAAGGGAAGCTACAACAACTCAGCTTACGTTTGATGCTGGCAGTTTTCCAAACGTTGCGAATAGCGACTCAAATCTTATAACTATAACATTGCTGAATGAAATCGAGGGATTTCCCTTCAAGGAAGGCGATGCAGTAACAATCGAGGGATGCTCAACCAATGAGAACAATAAAAAAGAGGACATCCTCATAAGGGGAGTTTCGGAAGACAAGTGCGAGCTTACCTTCGATGACAAAGCGTTTACCGAAGCTACAGAGAATCCAGTAGCCACAGAAGATGGAGAAGTTCAAGGGGTAAACATAAAAAGAACGGTGCCTGACCTTGACTTCATATGCGAGAGCAATTACCGATTATGGGGAACGCACGAAAATACAATCTACTCAAGTAAGTTCTCCGACCCTTTTAACTTTAAGGTGTTTGACAACCTTGTAAGCGACAGCTACGCAATAGAGGTTGGTAGCGAGGGAGAATTTACAGGCTGTATTCCTTATTCTTCGCACATCTGTTTCTTCAAGGAAAACACGTTGCATAAGTTGTACGGCACTAAGCCTAGTAATTTTCAGATTACCACAGTAAATGTATACGGAGTGCAGAGCGGTAGCGAAAAAAGTATGCAGATTGTAAACGAACAGCTTTTGTATAAGGGTGTCGGTGGTGTGTATGCCTATACGGGCGGTGTGCCTGAGCTTATAAGCGAGAAGTTCGGCAACAGACGATATTCCGATGCGGTAGCTTGTTGTGACGGAGAGAAATACTATATCTCGATGAGACAGGGCGACACTTGGCATATGTTCACCTACGATGTACTTAAAAACATATGGCTTCGGGAAGATGATACACAAGCGGTTGATATGACATTCTTTGATGGGTATGTATATTACCTGGATGCAGACGGTGGGTTGTATTACATCGATAAGTCAGCAGATCGTAGCGAAATAGATTGGAGTGCGACATTCTGCACGATGCACGAAACAGTTAACGAGCGGAAAGGTTATTCAAAATTCCACTTGCGTATGGATATGTCAGCAGGAGCTTGGCTTGCGGTAGATATGAAAACCGACAACGACTTGAAATGGAAGCAAGTGTACACAACCCATAACGAAAAGGCTAAGACAGTCAGCATCCCGATTATCCCTACAAGATGTGACAGTATAGACATCCGCATTCGTGGCAAAGGCAAGTGTACTATAAAGGCATTCATAAGAGAATTTACAGTAGGGAGTGATGTTTAATGATATTCACACAATCATTACAGAAGATAGACTACAACAATCCTCAAGATGCTCTTAAGAAGATGGCTAACCACATCAAGTATCTCCAAGAACAGTTGGAATATACATTGCTAAACCTCGATAGCCGAAACATAAACGAAATTGACACGAACAAAACCACTATATCAGGTGGAGCTACAGTAGGCTCTTACATTAGTTTGACAGGCTCAAACGGAGAGAGCTTCACAGTAGGTAAAAACGACAACGGCAATTTTGAGTTTGTTGTAAAAGGCAAAGGTGGAACGGCAATGTATCTGAATAGTTCAGGAGAAATTGTTATAACAAATCAAACAAGCCTCACCGTTAGCGGTGGGGAATGGTAAAGGGGGAAATATAAATGGCTTTAACAGTTTCAACGTATAAAAAGATGAAAGACTCAGCACAAATCCTTAACAATAACGGACCTAAATCAACTTCATCGGGCGGTAGCTCATCAAAAAGCACCACAAGCGGTGGTACAAGCGGAAGCACTAAAACCACTTCAAGCGGCGGCGGAAGCAAAACCACAAACTCACAGTACACAGCACCGACTTTGGGAAACACTTGGAACGCCAATACAGACTA